AGGCATTTACATACTTAGACAACCTTTGGAGTGTAGTCACCCGTGAGGGTGGTTTAACTTCAAGAGGCAGCAATTTTGAATTAGAACTCAAAACATGAGCCTCAGGTATGTCCTTCAAGTATTCGAGGAAATACTCGTAATGTTTACGAGCAAACCCCAAACGAAGGAATACAGACTTAACCTTCTCGTCGAAGGTTTGAACTATCTCTTTAATTTCTACTAGATTAGTAGAATTAATTAGATCGTTTGTATTAGGGCCATAATCAGAGTAAATCTGATCATGGATTCTAGTACTTAGACCTGTGAGGGAGTTCAGAACCCTCTCATTGAAGCATAGCTTAAGACCATTGGCTACCATAAGTTCCAACGAGGAACCCGGGTAAGACCAATTTAGTCCTAAGGGATGAATGAAGTCCGGGATGTGTGCGAATACATCTAAGACAGCATTCTGCTTCTTTGTGAGGAGGAGCCTGATGTCCTTACCTATAAACTTAGCAAGATCAAGGAAATTATCATCCGAGATGCTTCTCCACTTCAACTGTGGATAGACATTTTTGGATGTAATGACCTTTCCAGCAAACTCAGCAAGTTCGTTGGAAACTAAGGTCTTGTCAGGTGAATAGGGGCACCCCAATTGTTGGAGACAACAGATGTAAGAATCAAACAATTTCTTGTTTGTAATTACAACATCATCACCAACAATGAAGAACTCATTGTTCCACTTCTTCTTACCTGTTAAGGTTTGAAGGAGTAGACCGTGAGTAAGGGTAAACGAAAAGAAACTTGGGTTAAAGCCTAAAGGCTGACCCTTGTTCCAACGTATATCCCCGAGATCTGAATGCCACGAACTTTTCGATATTTCTTCGAAAAGACGAACATACGGATTTCTCTTCCCAAATATTGATTCTAATGTCATTATTTGGAGGTTAAGCGGGAAATAATCAGTAGCACTTGACAAATCTACAGAGTAGATTGTTTTGTGTTGACTGAGAAGATCCTGAATAACTGGGTGTGCTTTCTCTTGATTGTGGGTACAATCCCATTCAAGATTGGACACAAGCCTACCAAGAGTATTCTTTAATGGCTCGCTAGCCATCTGGAATAAACGGTAGGGAGAAGCAATGCTTCTCAGCTTGTAACCAGGTTCCTGAAGGAAATGAACCTCACCTGCAAACATAGGAGATGTATCAATATCATCAATATGGCAAGAGTCGATAAACTCTCTAATATTGATTCCATTAAATACATGAGAATAAATCTCATGGAAATAAAGTTTGATATGCTCCCAAGTCTTCTGGTTGTTAGTGAGCAATAGCTCATATAACAACTTCGAGGATTGTTTTACAGGTTCACCTATAGCGGTAGGAGCCCTTTTTGAAGGGGATCCTTGCCATGCTATAAGTGACTGAGGTTTTCCACTTATTGTATGTTGACCAATGAATGTCCTAGTAGTGCGAACTAAAGCACGTTCTAGGTCCTGGGGTATCTCTACACCAGGTGCGTTGACGGATTCAAGGAATTTCTTCCTTTGAGACTTCGTTAATCTAGACGAAGTCCAGTGCGAATATGCCATAAAGGCGTTAAGAACTTTTATAAAGTTCTTATCGGACTTAAGCGCAAAACGCAACAATCCTCCAACCACGCCCTTGTACTCACCCTTTCTGTTCTTTGCTAAAGGAACAGGAGATGGAGTACCTGCGCGTAAGTGAATAAGGGTCAGTTTCAGAGATTTACATCTCTTGACTGTCCATTCTTCACCGCTACATTCAGACCATTTAGCTAACAAACCCGCGAACGGGTTTATATAGCATTGTGGTATGCCAACTACAAGAAGTCTTAACGTTAGTCCCGACATCAAATTCCGTGAGGAATTCATGTCATGGTCCTTTCTAGGCATTTGCCCATTGGGATTCTGACTATGTCAGGTCACTGACGAAGTGACTTCAAGTTAGATAGAACTCCTGTTCAACCCTTAGTATGGGGGTGATACAGTTCATGGTTGCTCAACACGTTACTGATCTGGAGAAGACTCCTTTTCAAGTCGCGGTTTGGGTATCTTGACGCTTAACAGGACTGAGGATATTGAAGAAGACAAGTATGCTTTCATTGCATGAACTTGATCAACACGACTCTGGTCCTTCGGACCGCGGACGACGTTGTCGAATTCAAGCTTCTGAAAAGCAACAAGTGCTTCATTCAGTTGACTCATTCTGTATATGCTTCTGATAACCAAGCGCTGTGACTTGGAGAGAATCTCCTCGTCAAGTGCTGTCTTGAGTATAGCCATTTTCTGTTCACCTCCTTTCTAGGTTGCACAGGTCTAACCCCC